CGTGTTTCGACTCAATTCAAGTTAAATCAACTGAACCTTTAATATTCCAATTCCGTTTAGCATAATTGTTTACCAACAATTCTAATCTTTGATTCTCGAGTAATCCATTTCTAAGTATATATTTCAAATGCTTAGTATGGAACCGATTTTTAAAATCAGAAAATGGTGGTAAATTTTTGTGTTCTGGATATCATTTCAATCAATGGAAAGTAATTTGTCTTAAAGCCTTATCAATATTATGATAATAGCTAAAATACAACATTCTTTCTGGATGATTAGAATCAAAAGATTCAAAATCAACCATGATTGGAAGGATATTAAATGATTTAGAAATAAGCTTACCCATAGTTAACACAGGAAGGAGTTTTTCTCTATCCTTGTTAAAGATGGATTTGTATGAAAGAGAAGATAAACTTTTAGCGGCATCGAATAAACCGATACCACCTTTAAGTCTAAATCTCTCCAATACTTTAAGCTTATTAACTAAATTATTGAACAGACCCAGGAATTGGGGATGTGGTAAAAGAGACTTACTATCATAAGAGTCCTCAAAGTTGTAAACAACAACTTTGAGTGGATCTCTCATGAGTGGTAAATCACCTTTAAACACTGAACTTGCAAGTCCACCTAAAAGTATTCTTTTTAATTCAAAAAGACCTATACTTAAAGTAGGAGGACAATTCAACTCTTCATAAGTTAAATTACTTATCCAGGATCTTCTAAAATTCTGGTAAGTAAGATAACCGAAGGTTGTATCTAATGCAAGCTTAAGGGCCATAATCTGTTTGTACATTTTCCGATTTAAGGATAACCAAATCTTCTTTTTTGGTTTAACCTTAGCTCGTTTAGATTGAGTAAGTGGAGAAGATTTCTTTTTAGAAATCTTCTTAACTTTCTCAGTCTTGAAATAGTACATATGATTATACAGTTGACCTATCAATTCTACCAAAGAAAAGTTAGAAGTATACAGGTTTTTCTTAATTTTAAAATAATCATACAGGATTGAATAAACAATCCGTTGATCATTAAAATTAGAAATAATTCCTTTTAAAGGAATACCAGTAATCTCCTTAACTTTGCCATAAGGTCGAATTCAACGTTTAGCAAACTCATATGTGTGTAAAGACACATGAGTTTTCATAACAGAGATATCGACCCCAAGACCTGTCATAACATCTATATATCTTTCAGCGACTTTGTTGTTTTTGATAACAACATCGTCACCTAAGATAATGTACTGATTAAAAGATTTAAAACCTTCTAATCGAGCACAATAATATATGATGAAATGATGGGTTAAGGTAAACACAGCTCAAGATGAGTAGGTACCCATTGGCTGACCACAGGAATATTTAACTACTGCGTCCAATCCTGGACCCAGTCTAGGGTGTTTTGATGACACTCCTAGTTTAGCTAAATATCCTTGTTCAGCTGCAGAAATATCTACACAGAATTCCCTATTACTTAAAATCTTCTTTCAAGATGAACTTAGGTTTTTATTTCAAATAAAACTAAGTAATCTTTCTTGAAGATCTATAGGAAATCTGTCTGTTGCTGAGGATAAATCAAGACTGTGAAAGCCCTCCCCATTATCCTGTCATTTATGAAAGGGATTTTGAGTGTAGGTCCTGTCTGTTGAAAACTTCTTTAACAATGATAAAACATTGTCATGGATAGGTTTCAACACAAGCTGAGTATAATAGTCAGAAATGGCTATTATTCTTAACTTGGCTTCAGGATCCTTAACGAAACTTATTTTTCCAAGAAAAGGAATTTTAGGTTTCTCACCCAGTAATCGACCTTCATCAAATGATAGATCTAAAAATTGTGATCCAAATTGATCTGTCAAATCTTTTAACCAGGATTTTTCATCATTATTGTATAATGATAAATTTTCCATGGCTGTCTTAGAAGCAGGACCTTGCGGTCCAGACTTCTCTGACATATAAAGATCTGTAAGTTTCAATTTTGGAACATCAAGTTTAAGATCAAAGTCTTTTACAAAATCTGATAAGTATTTATCATCAATGACTAAATCTCCCTTTTGGGGATCAGTTATTGTATGAAAATTGGGTTTTACCTTTTTCCATTCGGAATCGGATAAAGCTCAACTCCGGGAGAAATTAAGAATTGTTAATACAAATTTTAATTCACTTCCAGAGATACTATCAGCCAAAGGCTTTAGGAAAAGGAGTCTTTTAGGTCAACCATCTTTCGTAAGACCTATTCTCATATCATTAGTATATAAAGGATGGCCACACATGTACCGAGTACAGTGTAGACGCATCTGTTTATAATACTTAATAGTATAGACTAGGCCCCAATCTTTCTTAACTTTAAAAAGTCAAGATTGAAAGGGACGAAAATTGGTTTTGATGATTTTCTCAAGATGAGGAAAACACAATATTAGTAATCTTCTTAGAATCTTAAAATGTAAATTTGACATTTTGAATTTTAGGTAAATTGCTAATATAGCTTTCTTAATCATTCAACACATCTGAGTTATTGAAGGTTTAATAAACCAACATCTTACCTCGGCGATGTGAAGGGACCCTCTATTAAAGCCACCTAGATTTAGGTTAAGAAATTAATTTTTAAACTAATTAACTTAATCCTAAATCACCTGATTAAGGTTTCCTTATGAAGGTCAGTGGTAATAGAGGAAAAAGACTACTGAGAAAAACCATATCTACTAATGACTTTTCTTTGATGGAGTTTCATTGGCTTCTGAAAGTCTAAAACTTCAGAAACATGGAACTGTGCAGTAGCACCTGGGACCCATTAAAT